GGCAACGATCCGTCCAGCAGTATTCGGCACGTTGAAAGTAGTGCTGCCGTCGCCCGCGCCGTAAGTCGTGCCAATGGCCGCGAAAAGATTGGCATAAGTAGTCCTGCTGACTGCCTGACCCGCGCAATAAATCCAGCCTGTCGGAATGTTTGGACCGGCGTAATTAACCACTACGCCTGGGGGGAGAAGATTGGAGAGCGGTTGGCAGTTATTGGTCCCGTCAACGAAATCGGTGGTCTTACCGCTGACCTGCCGCAACATCCCGTTCTTGGTCACGTCAGCCAGCGGCAACGCCGAACTGGTCGAGTTGACGATGGTATCGAACCGGGCACGAGCCAGGGTGTTGTCGGTTTTCAGGATCAACATCTGATCAGCCACGTTAAGGGTGGAGCTGGCGACCTTGTTCCCAATGGCGTCGGGTTGCAGGCGGGCGCGCCCAATGACTCCGTTCATGTTGCTGGCCGCAATATTCTGCTGGCCGTCCGAGAAGATTTCGTCAGTGATCAGATCGCTCATAATTTACCATCCAGAATCTGCGGTGTAATGAAAATAACATGGTGTATTAGCTGCCGGAGCACTAGCTAGATTAAAACCACTACATCCAGTCTCCCCCAGATTATTTAAGCCAGTCATAGTTATATTTGCTCCAGCTCTGGTTTGCACACTATTCGCAGTACCAGTAGCATGATTCCAAATAATCACTTGAGTTGGAGTTTTAGCCATTCGTTTAGGAAAAGACATCCATCCTCCAATATCCAAATTACCTTGGCTGATTATCGCCATGACTGAAGTGCCATCCACAGTGCCCGGCTTTGTTCCATACGCGTAAGATTTACAGTAGTACCGCAAGCACTCGTCCAAATTTTGCGTGAACGGTTTATCGATCAAGGTTGAACAAACCGGGCCCGGTTCGTGCTGGACGAAAGCGATGTCGAAGGTCGAGTTCACCGGGCTTGCCGCAAAATTGCTCATCCCGACTGCGCCTATACCTGCTGACGCGACCCATACTCCATTACTGCTTGGTATAAGTGACGAGCCGGCCGCCAACACTATTTGAATAGTATAAGGTGCTACTCCAGGAGCAGTAGACCAGCTAAAAGAAGGTGTCCACACTGGGATATTAGGAAACTGCAATAACGTCCACGTATTTGCGCTGGGGATAGTTGCCAAATTTGAAAGGAAATAGTTTGGCGAACCACCATTGGAATTAAGGCATACAGAAAACTTCAGACCAGCAACGCTCGAACGAACCAGTACTTGCAGACTATGAAAGTCACCGATTAATTCCCGTAACTGCGACCCCTCAACCTGTTGATAAAAAACAAGCTCATCACTCGCCCCTAACGATGCCTGTTGAGTCGTAAGAGTCATACGCAAAAAAGAACGGCTTATAAGAAAGCTTGTCCCAGGGATAACGACATTACCGCTAGTTTGCCCAGCTGTAGCCGCCATCGTGCCACCTCTATAAACGTTCCATCTGTCTTGCGCAAAATTTCCTCCGGCTACGGATACTGACGTGCCACAATTCCGCTGATCGACCTCAAAATTCGGATTGCTCACGCTATTAAACGAGCGTAAACGAACACTCCAGATAGAAGAAACTGGAACCAGAACCTTGCCGTCTGTCCCAGTAGTAGCAAGGTTACCAACGTCCGTGCTAACTCCGGAACTACCGGCAGGCCCTTGCGGTCCAGTCGGTCCAGCAGGTCCAGTAGAACCCGCGGGACCAGTTGCACCGGTTGGTCCAGCAGGCCCAGGAACCCCATTAACAAAGTCGCCTACTCCGTACTTGATGATATAAACCAGCACCGCGAAAGGCGGCATGGTGTTATGCGCCGTCCCGCTCCCAATCGAGGTCGAATTGGCTACGCTCGGGCCATCACTCGTGTTGGTGCTCGGGCCTCCAGTCGTCAGATCCCGATCCGCTCCAGAGGTATTGACAATTTGACTAAGGTTCCAGGCTTGACCGCCTGCCGTAGGCAAAATACCCGGTGCATTGACTGCCGAATAGCCAGCGACACCATGAAAATGGTTCGGCCCAACGTGAGTATGGTTCCCCATCGTATGGGTGTGAGCATTTAACCCGTGAGTGTGCGCAGCTAGTTCAGCGATAGAAAGAGAATGCGCTTCTTCGCCACCTGTAGCTGCCAGTACCCGATTGGTCAGCCCGGAACCTTGACCCGCGCCCAGAACAAATTTACCACGCAGATCCGGCACATTGAAATGAGTCGAGTCCGCACTTCCATAAGTGGTTCCGATCAAATTGAAAAGATCGAGATAAGTGCTGCGCAGATAAGAAGCGCCGTCACAAAGCACCCATCCGTTCGGCGGCGTGACCACGGTAAACGGTATCACCGTACCGACCGGCGATCCGTCCAGCCCGTTTAACCCTTGCGGCCCCTGAACACCTTGCGGCCCTTGCGCTCCGGCAGGTCCGGTCGCGCCGGGCGGTCCGGGCACATTACTGACCCCAGGATCACCTTTAGCTCCCTGAGGCCCGGCAGGGCCTTGAGGGCCGGTTGATCCCGGAGGACCGGGAACGGTACTAGCAGCACCAGGAGGGCCGGTCGCACCAGTTAAACCGGTCGGTCCGATCGGGCCAGCAGGTCCAGCAGGACCAGTTGCCCCAGGCGGGCCAGGATCACCTTTCGGGCCTTGTGCGCCGCCACCTACTGCAGTCGCAGGACATTTATAAAGGTTGCCATCGGCTTTCTGTACCAACAAATAGTCGCCAGTAGCAACCCCGGAAGTAGCAGGCTTATTGCCAATCGCCCCGGGCTGAAGAATCGCTCTCTCCAGAAGTAGATTGAGCTTGTTAGGCGTCGGCATACGCCCCGTCTCGGCGTTCGAGAAATTAACGTCGGTAGCAACTTCGGGGGTAGCCGGTGCAGCCATCTCAAGTGTGCAGACCTCCAAAAAGCCAAAGGATGAGGATAACGATCAAAATCAGGCCGAGCACACCACCAAGACCGCCATACCCGTAGGTACGGTAACCGTAGTAACCGCCACCGCCGCCGATGAGGATCAACACGAGAATGACAATCAGGATGGTGCTCATGTCACGATGCTCTTACGTTCAGCCGTCCATTCGCGGCATTGCGCAAGCGAGAGGTTGTGCGGGTTAAACTGAAAGTGTGGTTCGTCCACGAACTCTTTCCAACTACCGCCCCACTCCAGACCGAGGGACTCACCTATTTTTCCGCACTTCTTGTAGTCAGGCGATTCGCCCAAGTACTTCTTTCCGTCTTCGCTGAAGATCCCGATGTCAAAAGCGATTTGGAAATTGTGCCAGCTGTAGCCTCCTCGAGCTTTGGTCACGCGCGGCCCTGGCTCAGTCCGGCCTTTGGCATAGAGTTCGTCCTGTTCGGCGTAACTTCGGTAGCCCGAGATCACCTTGACGTGAATGCCTTGCGCAGTCGCTTCCTCGATTAATCTCCGGGCCAGAACTTGCACCTCAGGTTTCAAAGTCTTGATGTTTTGTTCGCTTCGTTCGTCAACTGCCATAGCTATTCTCCATCAGGGTAAGGAGGATGGGTTTTGATCCACGTCTCCTGGTTGGCATTCAACTTGATCGTCCACTCCGTGTAAGTCAGGGGTTTCGGCGTCGGCGTTGGCGTGGGTTGCGGAGGCGTCGGTGTGGGCGTCGGATCCGGAGGAGTGGTCTTGGCTAAATCGTCGTCGCCCGTGTGCCCGGAAACAGGGGCAGAGGTCCAGTTGATCAAATACCACGCTACTGTCGTTGCCTGGGGGAGAGGGGCCAGTTCAGGCCCGCTCTGGACCGTGCCGATATCGCCCGGGTTATGCTGACCGACGATTGCGCCACCCGGCGCATTGCGCACATTGACTTGCGCGGTAGGCGTTACTGTATCGCCAGCCTTGAACTTGTTTCCGGCTGGTGGTGTCGGCGTGGGAGAGGGTGAAGGGGAGGGACCAGGAGGTGTGACTGTTGGAGCAGGTGTTGGTCCTGCGTCTCCTCCAAGCTGGAGAGCTCCCAGGCTGTTCCCGCTGCGGCCGAGCAGGTCAACGTTATAACCACCAGGTACGGCAATCGCTTTGCCTTTTGCCCAAGAGTTATCAGCCAATTCGAATGATTTTTCATAACCGATCGGTGAATAACCAACCGGCGCACCGCTGGTAACGCGCGTTGCCGGAGGATTCCCAGAACCTTTCACCCATTTATCGCCAGTTGTGACAAAAGGTGAAGCGGAATTGATAATCTGGTTAGTCCCGATACCGGTGCTCGAAAAACCGTTGTTGTTTACACCCTTATCCCAATTCGGCAGATAATTGATGAACAGGTTATTGACGACCGCGGATCCGTTGGCCGTACTGGTTCCCGGCCCGAGATTGTTCGACTTATTGAAGTCGACGAAGGTGTTGTGATAGAGGAAGACCTTTCCGAAGCTAGCACCGTTCTGGAGCTGGATCGGCGTGTTGCCAGTCTGGCAATCACCCTGGAACATGATGCAACCGTAAACCAGGAAATTATCGCCGGGCTGTTCCTGATCGAAGAAGATTCCTTCGGAAGTGACGTTGGCGACCACGCAATAGCGGACAGTCCCGTTGTACAGCATTCCGCCAGAGTAGATCACGTCTGGGTGCGGATCTTGCGGGTTGCCGGAATAGACGATGTTCGAGCTCGCGTTATAGAGGTAACAGTATTCGATCGTGGTTCCGGTGTTGCCTTTCCAGGCGAACAAGAGAGCGTCAGTATCGTGAACCGCACAACCGCTGATCAGGGAGTTGCCCGGAAAATGGATGCCGTCCGCTTCCGCTTTACTGGCATTGATCCCGGGACCGTTGACATCCACATTGCGCACCGTCAGGTTGCCAGCGCTGCCGCCCGCATCAATCCCTTTGGCACCTGAAGCATGATGAATCAGAATACCAAATTTTGTGGGCAACCCTGGGGGCTTCCACGTGTTGCCATCGAGAGTGACGTACCGCCCGCTAATCCCGATCCCCGAGTTGAAGACAGCTTGAGCGTCGTAGCTTGCCTGCCAGCCGGTATCGCTGCCGTGATCGCTGGCAGTGCTTCGCTTGATTACCAATGGACTGGCCGCGCTCCCGCTGGCATCGATCCGGATCCCGTTCCCGTAACTGCCTCCGGCCAGATAAGCAGTGTCACCGGCTCCTAAAGAATTGATCAGTGAAGTCCCGCCTGCGGCTGACCAGCTATCCCCAGATCCTGTTCCCCCAGGCTTAATAAATTTGGTTGCCGCGGGAGAAGATGTCAGCAGCAATACAAAGGTCACCAACGCAATCGCTACACAGACGTAAAACATCCGCCAGTCCATCTGTCCGCAGGTTGCGTATCTATTTCTCATTAGCTGCTGTCTTAGAGTTTCCATTTTTTGTTTCAATAAACCGGTCCAGAGAGCGTAGCCCGCTCAACCCGAAAGTCAGTGCAGTCACCGACTGATAAAAAGCGCCCAGGAATTTGTAGCCTTTGAGGTGTTCCTCCAACCCCATCCAGCCGTAGAGCCTGGCCGAAATAGCGATCACCAGAACGACCAATGGCATCGTGAGAAAGGTGATTACCGTTCCCCAGCATAAAATTGATCGCCATAGCGGTTCCTTCATCACCAAAACTCGAACTGGCGCAGTCGTCTCTTGTCGTTGAGCCCGCAATAAGTCCAGCCGTGACGCGAAAAAATCCGGATCACTTCGCCCAGGATTTCTCCGCCGACTGCTGGAGAAAGTTCCCAGGCGGCGCCGTACCAAAAGAGATTCGGCTCGCCTCCACCAAAGGCATAGCAACGCACGTATTGATCGAGCCCGTGAGCTGAGAGCGCTTCAATGGTCCATTGCGCCGCCATCTGATCTAAAACGCCTGTCAGAGCCTCTGAGGCCCGTTTATTGATCAGTACCCGACGCAACCAGAACTCCGGAAAGTGCACGTGCCTGAGGCCAAAGGGAAGACGAAGCTTACGCAAATTGCGCCGTTCCCATTGTTCAGTCGGCCGGCCGGTCATGATATCCAGATCAAACGGCCCGTAAAGCTTGGTGATGCTCTCGAGGTTCTCGACTTTCTGACTGAATTCAATGTGCCTCATCCAGTGCCTTTTTTATCTGGGATTTTGAGCCCGCTTTACTCTGGAAGCGCGAACCGTCACGGAGTTCACGGTCATAGTAATGTTTACGATGGGCAGCAACGGTCTCTTGGTCTCGTCGCTGCCCCTCGCTTTTCTTCGATCTGACAATGATATGCAAGCAGTGTCAGAACGGAAGTGGTTTACCTTTGGCGCCGGCTCGCAACGCAGCACCCATCGATGCCGTGCTCGGACCGCCACCACTCGAGAGCCCAGTGTCAGGCGTAGCACCCTGATCCTCGGCAGCCTCATCAGAAGCCGATTCATCGACCGGCTCACCGTTGACACTGGTGATCTTCACCGTGGCGTCTTCGGCATCTGTCGATTGCACCGTGCCTTCGACTGAATAGGAGACCGAATCTCCTTGTTCGGGCGGCACGCCGTCCTGTGCCAGGAGGTCGAGAGGCACCTTGCAGGTGTACCCTCCTCCGGCGCTCTTCACTGCGATGATTGCTGCCATGTTACCTCTTTTGTGGTTGCTGAACTGGCGGTATCGGTTTCGGCGCAGCTGGTGGTTGCGTCCCTGTCGGAGGCGGTACCGGTTGTCCTCTGACATAACCAGGAGGTACCGGTTGACCACTCGGATAAGTCGGCGGCTGTCCCTGATCAGGATGCCCCGGTTGCGGCGGTAAGCCTTGATCAGGATGCCCGTGGCTAGGCGGTAATCCCTGATCAGGATAACTCGGTGATCCGCCCCAGATCCCTGGAGGCCGGCTACCCGGTAATCCTTGATCCGGATATGGCGGCAGTCCTTGATCTGGACGTGGCGGGACCAGGATCGGCGGCCAGATTTCTGGCGGAAGCTGGATCGGAGGCGCTACCGAGCCTGGGGGCCGAGGCAGCCCTTGATCAGGATGCCCAGGCTGACCGGGTAGCCCTTGATCAGGCCGCGGAGGTTGGCCGGGCAAGCCTTGATCGGGCCGCGGAGGTTGTCCAGGTAAGCCTTGGTCGGGTTTGCCGGGCGAAGAAGGAGCTCCGCTGTAGTACCAAATTGAAACGTGAACTAATGCCATAATTTTAAGTTCCGGTGTATGCCGTCTGAGTTTGCAACACAATGCCGTTCCAGGTGCTTAAACACACCGCATTGAAGAATGTTTTCCAGACATACGTTATGAATTGGTTGAACGGATTCGCACTATCCGGTGTGTTAATCGTATACACTTTCGGGCTCGGCGGGTTCTCGCCCTCGAGTGCCGGTGCGGCAAAAGCGTCTTTCCCGAAGATCAATGAAGCAATCACTTTACCGCCAGCCACATTGACGCCCTCAGTGTTCTGGTAACTCGCGTTAGTCGCGCGCATCACCTTGATCCCGGAGAGCGTGCCAATCTCACCTTTCCAGATCTGATCAGGTTTATTGAACGCACTCGCGTACACCCATGCACTCCCCTGTTCCTCGATCAGATCACGCTCTTGTTCCGGGCTGACCACCGCAACAAACGTGCCGTCATCGAATGGTTTCGCTTTGCTGACGCGCAGCTTGGTCACCGCATCAATCAGGTCATCTCCACTGAATCGCCCCTGAGCTCCTGTAAGCGCCGAGAGCGTGGTGAAGTCGACCGCCGTGCCGGCGTACATTTTTTGGAACTTCGTCGGTTCCTCAGTGGTGCCATTGATGCAGGCGTCACGGATCAGTGTGTCGGCCCAAAGCGCCGCTTCCTCACCGAATTTAGTCATTAATGCATCCCCTGTGTCCAAAAACTCGGTCTCATCGACGATATCACTCACCTGCGCGTATCCGCCATACTGTTGCAGCGTTCGAGTGATGAACTCGAAGATCAGCTTGTACGGCGCGTTGGTCGGAGGCGTGCCTTCCGTCAAGGTGATGACGTTAGCGATATTCGCGACTGGCGGCCTGAACATCCGGATCGTTTTCGATCCTTGCCCCTGCGGGATGTTGGCTTTGTACCCGAACTGGTACAACTGAAGTTTGTCGATCTGATGTTCTAAAAGACTTTTACTGAAATAAATCCGGTATTCGGACGCCTTGTCTGTCGTTGTGACGGCGCCGTATAACGGTTGGTTAACCGTTGCCATAAATTTGTGTCATTCATTACTAGAACCAAGGCGACTCTCCTTGCTTCGCTTGACCGCGGAGATGCTTACGCATATCAGCGCTGGAAAGGCGGGCAAAATCTTTAGAGGATTCGACCCGGTTTCCATTGCTGACTCTGCCTGGGCTTCCACCACCAATCGACGTTAAGCCGGTCAGCCGCTTCAGTTCAGATTCTAATTCGGAGATGCGCTTTTGAGCGACCTGATGATCGCTTTCAAGTATCTCCATCCGAGCCCGGTGATAAGCCGCCACAATGCCGCGGGGATGTTGACGGTAGATCTTTCCGTCAGGTCCGCTCATCAGCTCTTGCAGCTTCTTATCAAGCCGGGTTCCTTTGTTCGCGCCGAATTCCGGATCAGCTTGCGCTAACTCAGCTTCAGCCTGGTGCCATTCGTTCGTGAAAGACTGGCTCTGGTGATCTTGTTGCTCGAGTTTCTCGAGCCGTTGAATCTCCGCATCAGCTTTCTGAACCAGCTCATCTCGTCCCTCTGCCTCCCATGAGTTGCGATATTCTCGCAATTCCGCCAATGTGTAAGCCGGCTTTTTCGGGGCATTGCGCTCGCGCTCTTGTTGGGCAAGCTGCGTTTCCCTCTGCCTTAAAGCCGCCTCGCGTTTCAGGAATTCCGCTCGTTGGCGTTTGGTACGCTCGTACCGGCTTTCTTTCTTCGGTTCGTTACTATTGGGTTGTGGAGTATCGCCCGGAGGCGTCTCCCGTTGAGACGCTGGCACCGGCCTCGTCGATGCAGCTGTTTGAGACGTAGACTCCTGGCTTCCAAGCTCTCCCGAACTCGGTGCCGCGGTCTCTGTCCCCGGACCAGATGCACTTGCTACTATTTCCGGCATTCTTTTATCGCGAACCGATGGCCGAATTCCCACCGCCTAAATTGAAGCGCCGGCCATCTATGGCGCCTCGCTGCGATGGTAATGGCGCCACATCCTCGCCTTCTATGCTCTCAACCTCGGGAGGGAAAGCACGCAGACGGTGGATCAGTGCCAGGAGATCCTGCATCCCGCGGGCCCGACCGTTGGCGCTCACCGAATGACTTTGGTAAACAGCCGAGAAAGTCGTGCCTGCTGTAGTTTGACGCAGGAGTTCTAAAAGCTTTTTGCCTGACATTGAGTTGCAATACAAGTCAAATTCTTTGGCCTCTTGCTGAGTCCAATCCACCGAACGACGGATTGGCGCTGAAATCAGCTTCCAGATAAGGAGTTCAATCCAACGTTTCATGGTGTCGGCACGCTCCCGTTGACTGGGTTCGGCGGTAACCCGCCTGGCGGCATTTGCGGGCCAGCCCCGGCCGGTATTCCGGGTGGCGGCGGTGCAGGTGGCGCTACGGGTGAAGGCGCGCCAGGAGCGCCCATCCCAGGCGGTGGACCGCCGCGGAGACCCTGCATCGTGGCTTGTGCTTTAGCTTGTAACGATTGTGCTTGCGCCTGCTGAGCAGCCATCTCTTTCTGCAGGCCCCCGAGTTGCGCGGCTAATTGACCGATCTGTGGCCCGAATTGTTTCATGTAAGCCGGATCCCCGCGAGCAGCTTGCACATGGAGAGTCCCGTGCTGCACGAAAATGTCGAGCACGTCGGGTGGCAGCATCTGTTGATGTTGCTTGGTCCAGCCGAGATAACCGAACAGGATCGTCAGATGCGTCACATGATCGTCAGTCGGCTCGACCTGCGGCAGGAACCCGTCGTGCATACAGGAGTTTTCAATTGCTTGACTCTCCTGCTGGTTACTCATCGCTTCGGCCGGCTCTTCGTATACCTCCATGATCCAGCTGGCATCCATCAGTTCGATGATCTTGCGATCGATCTCAGGCGTTTTGATCCAAGGGCTGCCTTGGCTCATCTGACGCAATTGCATCAGTTTTTGGATCTCTTTTTCGCGTGAGTACCCGTCGACCGAGCCGTTGGCATGGAGAACGTATGCATTGTCAAGGGCAGCGTCGGGTAATGTGATTCGGCGTTTGCGCCAGAAATAGTCGAGGTCGTCTTTTTTGTACTGTCGCAACAATGACCAACTCTGCTCAAAGACCGTAGAAATAGCATCCTTCGTAGTTCGCGCACGCAAATCGTTCGATTGCTGCATGACTTGCGTGATCACGTTTGTTTCAGTCGCCGTTTTATTCTTGCCCTCACCACCAGTCTGATCGCCTACTCCAAAGTCAGGGATCCCGACGCGTTGCTCGGCGTAGCTTCGGTTAGACTGAATCTCTTTATCGAAATCAACAGGCGGCGGCGG